GCGAGCAGCGCTGTGACGCCCTCCGCGCGAATGCGCGCCTCGTCCCACTCGATCGCGCCGAGGCTGTGCCCCGGGTCGAGCCAGTCGAGCACGGCGTTGAGCGGCCGCGCGAGCCCGAGCCAGGCCCAGCGCGGAATCGTGCCGCCGTGGCGCAGCTGGAGCTTGCCCAGGCGCGAGCTGATCGTCTCGTCGGGATTCCCGCCGGCCAGCGCGTTGCCGAGCTGGTCGAGCGCGATCATCACTCCCCACGTCCAGCGCCGCACGCCCGATCGCTCGCCGACCTGACTGCCGCTCATGTCAGTCTTTCCGCGCGCTCGGCAGGCCGAGCAGTCCGCCGCCGAGCGCCGCCACGATACCGACGACGATCTTCTCGCCGACGCTGCGTCCGACAGGCATGCCGATCGCAGCGGTGGCACCGAGCGCGGCTGCGCCGATCAGCGAGCGCATCGAGTTCGTGAAAAACTCAGGATCGTTCCAGAGCTGTGAGAGGTAGCCCTTCATGTCAGTTACCTTTGCTGGTGTCGCGCATCACCTGCCAGACCTCGTAGTGCCCTTCGAGGTTGGAGATCCGCCCCTCGTGTGAGTTGAGCGCGGGAAAGACTCGCTCCCCGATCAGCGTCTCTAGTTTCTCGATCAGCGTCTGTACTCGCTCGACGCTGTGTTGCAGCCCGCGCACCTGGAGCGCGAGGTAGAGCAGCGCGAGCGCGATCAGCGCGCCCGAGATGCCGCCCGACCGGATCAGCTCAACGAAGATGGTGTCGAGCATCAGGTCACCTCCACCACGCGCAGATCGGTCAGCCCGTCCGTTCTGAGTACCGTCTCGATCACCCGCGCCTTCTTGAGCGCCGCCCACGGCGCACCGACGCGTATCCCGCCCGCGAAGCCGTGCTCACTCCACGATGGATCATCCATCAGATGACTCGCTACTCGACGCGCTCAATTTCATAACCAGTTTCCTCTAATATGGTAGACGAGGTGTCGCAACTGAAGCTTATACTGATCGTGTCGCTCGCCCCTGGAGTAACCTGAAAGCGAGTGATGAACAGGTTGTTCCCCCCGGACTCGGTGTAGCCCTTTGAGACTCTGGCGACGATCGGATCAAGGATCGTTCCAGCGGGACCGCTGTACAGGTATAGTGTTGTACGTCCATTTGACGGCGCACTCACTACGTTCCATGCCAGATTGACTGTCACCATGAATTTCATCGCACCGTTCGGTGTGACAGGAAAGGTGAGTGATTGCCAGAGCGGTTGTTGGTCGGTCGAATTGAATGCTTGCTGTGCATGGCTGCCGTACTTGAACGACATCGGCGCCGATAAATAGGCGCCTGCCTGCAATGGCCCGCTCTCCGTGTGCAACGCGAGCTCCCCGATCAAGTTGCCGTGGTTCTTGTACGCGCCCGTGAGCAACGGGCCTGTGCTGGAATGAATCGGCACCTCGCCGACGGTATTGCCTGTTTCGACTAAAGCACCAGGGCTGATGGCTGGAGAGATGTATCGGTAAAACGCATCAGTGCCAGGCGGAAAAGATCCGGTCACTACGATGGCTGTGTACGGCGACTGAAATTCCGAGTGATTGACGACAAGGATCACATCGCCTGCGCCAGTGAACTTGACTCTACACCCAATCGGGTATTGGCTCGCAACATCGGCTTCAACTAACACGGTGCTCGGGTCATAGAAGTAGGTAGTAATACCGTCGGTTAGGTTCAGCCATTCGGGGTCAGCGTAGAACCGGCGCAGCGCGGCCATGATCTCGCGTGCTGTCCCGCAGAACTTGTCTTGTGATGATCCTTCAGGGATACCATCGGGCGGCGCTGTCACCGCCTGATACCCATTGGTAGGATCAAGAGACCATTGGTACACCTCGCTCACTGGACACGCTCGATCGCGAGCCAAGAGCTATTGGTCGCGTTCTTGTAGATGGTCCCGTTTTGGTCCGATCGCAGGCCAATCGTGACGAGATGCCCATTGGCCGGAGTGATGATGTACGTCGATAAAGTTATCATCTCGTCGTTCGTGCCTACTGAAGTCTCAACTCTAGTCAGTTCGGGGTCGGTAATTAGTCCGGCCGCACCTACATGGAGCCGAATATCCAGATCCTGTGAGGCCGTCTCTCCGTTGTACTGCACTACGGCGGTCACGCGGAACTTCTTTACTCCGTCACCGCCACCAGGAATCGCTATAGCGGCCATGCCAGAAATCGCAATCTCGGCTGCCAGCGTGTACGCCTGGTTGCCACCCGTCAGGTTCGTGAAACTCCGATGAGTCGCCGGGGTGTAGTACGCGCCCGACAGTAAAGGCCCCGTCTGTGAGTGCAACGCGAGCTCCCCGATCGCGTTGCCGTGGTTCTTGTACGCGCCAGTAAGTAGCGGCCCCGTGCTCGTGTGGAGCACAACCTGCCCGACCGTGTTGCCGGTCGCAAGAAACGCAGCCGAGCGCAGCGAAGAACCGAAGTGGGCGTCAATCGCGGTCGTACCCACCGGGACCGACGCGACCGTGACGAGCGTATCCGCAGCCGGGAACGAAACTGCCGTCACCGTGCCGATCGTATCGCCGCCGCCGCGCAGCTTCACGCGCCGCCCGACGGCGTAGACCGCAGTGAGGTTCACGCCCCAGATTCTCACGACCGTTGCCGAGTCGCGCGTCACCGTGTAGCCGTAGGAGAGCTTGAGATACTCGGGGTCGGTGTACCACGCCTTCAGCGCCGCCATCAATTCGCGCACGCTGTTGTTGTACCCGTTCTGCGCCATGCCCTCCGGGAAGCCGTTCGGGCTGGCCGCATTGTTGAGTCCCGCCGTCGTGCTCCACGTCTCGATCGCGCTCATTTCTTCTCCATCCCTGTGATCCGCCGCTTCGCTTCCGCGAGCCGCTGCGCCATGAAATCCTGCTTCTCTTCCTCGATCCTGTCGATCCTCTTCTGCTTCTCGGCGCCGGAGAGCGGGCCACGCCGCACCATGTCGATCTGCTTGTTCATCCCCGTGACTGCATTCTCCCAGCGGGACGTCTCCGGACCGAACGGAACCATCGGATCTCTCGCGTATAGTTTCTGCGCTGCCGCGGCGTCGCCGCGATTGAACAGCTCCTTGTAGGTCGCGGTCGCCTGCCCGGCCTGCTCGAGGAAGTCGTAGAAGTCGTTCGTGGTGCGGCTGTACTGGCCCTCTCGGCGCGCAACGCGACTCACCATCGGGAGATCGGTCCAGTGTAGATCGGGCTTCGCGTCCCCGTAGACGAGTGAATCCGCAGCGAGCAAGCCATACTGAGCGTAGGGACCTATGAACGCACGGAACGCGGCCTGCATCCGCGGCGCAGACATCTGGTACTTCGATGGCAGCTCCTGCCCGAGTGCAGCCAAGTCCTCGAGCACGAGCGACGTTCCAGGACCGTGCCGCGCCCACGGCTGCAGCTTCGACATCCCCATCGTCTCAATCGGCGTTTCGGTGAAACTCGCCTTGTTGCTGTACTGCTCGAGCCCGGCCGACAGGACGATCGGCAGTCCCACGCCGAAGTTCAGCGCGAGCATGCCGAGCGCGTCCTCCGCGTACTCGCGCATGCTCGGGTCGTTGCCCTGCGACCAGTCAATCAGGAGTTCCATGTGCCGCTCAACGAGGTTGCCGAGAAACCCGACCTCATACGCCTTCGGGAGCGTCGGCTGGATCATCACCGGCTCTTCTGCGGTGCCGAAGTTGATCGGCGGGAAAATCCACTTAGTCCACTGCTCCCACCGCGGAGCGTTCTTGTACCAGTCCTGATTGCGCGCGTAGAGGTAGTAGGCTCCCGCGAGGCCGGCCATCGTTGCGAACCGTGCGCGTGTGGCGCCACGCCAACTTGGATCGGTCACGTTCGCGCGATAGGAGCGGTAGCTCGAGGCCATCATCGCGCGGAAGAACGGGATCGAGGCCGTCATCCACAGATTGACGTCGCCCGCGCCCTGCATCGAGAAGTCGGTCGTCACCTCGCGGGCGAGGTACGCCTGTTCGCGCGTGCTCGCACCCTGCCGCTTCGCGCGCAGCGCCTCGCCAAGCCGCGGTCCTTCTTCGATCGCGACCCCGATTCGCTCCATCGCGCGGAACCAGTTCACCGGGTTCGCGATGTCGAGCAGAGCCGCCGGTGAACCCTGCGTCCGGTGCGCGTAGCGCAGCAGATCGGCACGCCGCGCCTCGTGCCCGGCCGGCCGCAGTCCTCCGATCCCGCCGAGGTTCGTCTCGAGCTCTTCGCGCAGCGGCGAGTTCCTCAGCGACTCGGCGTAGCCGCGCAGCGACGACGTGATCGCCTGCATGCCCGTCTTCGTCGTCATCGACGCCATGACGGGATCGCGCGCGAGCTGCGCGACCCAGAAGTTCGGGAAGCTCGTCACCGCGCGCTGATAGAACCGCCGTGGCGCGTTGAAGAGCAGATTCTGCATCGTGCCCTGTACTGGACGCCGCATCATCCCGACGGAGTTGACGAGCAGTGGGTCGTAGAGCTCGACGTAGAGGGGCTTCCCATCCGCCAAGTATGACATCACGTTTTCCCCGAACGGCTTCTTTTGACCAGCGAAGATCGAGAGGAAGTCCGCGTATCCCTGGTTCGTGAGGTGGCCCTTCGGCAGCATGACGCCCGCGTCGCGCGCTGTCTTGGTGATCGCGTCCTCGATCGCCGCCATCGACGCTCGGACGATCTTCGCGTCCGGCGGAAGCCTGCGGCCCATGAGTCCACCACGCGGCCGGTCGAGCAGCATCGCGAGATCCCGCTTGGCGATGTTCTCGAGCGAGAGCTGCACGAGCCGACCCGGGCCGGACATGATCGACGAGAGCGGATCTTTCAGATTGCGGGATGACCCGCGCAGCGCATAGACGCCGGAGCTCGCCGAGAGCGGGTCTGCGACGCTCCGACCGGCCGCGCGTTCGCCCATCTCGCGGAACAGCCCCCAGGCGTACTCGTCACGCTTCCAGAGCGCGCGCTGCGTCTGGTTGAAGAGACCCGAAGCCTGCGCGAAGTCGGCGACACCGCGGTTGAACTGGACGAGCTCGTCGAAGGCGGTCCTTCGGGCGGGTGTCTCCATCGCGAGGTGCTGCCGAATCATCTCCGGCGTGAGCAGGTTCTCCCGGCCCTGTGCGACGAGCTCCTGGCCCATGCGCGCGACGGCGTACTTCTTGAACTGCCGCAGCTCTCGGCGCGAGGTCGCGACCGGCGCAAGAATGTCACGCAGCCCCTTGCCACTGAGAACGATCTTCTCGCCCACAGCGCCGTCCCATCGCGGCACGCCACTCGTCCACATCTTCTCTACGAGCTGCGGAACCGAGCGGAGCAAACGGAACCGGGCGTAGACCCCGTTCGCTGCCCCAGCGTTCGCCGGGTCGATCGTTCGCTCTGCGACGAAGATCCCGTGCAGATCGTCGAGGTTCCGGTAGATCCAGCGGTCCTTGGCCGACGACATGACGGAGCCGGCTTCGTTGTTCGGACCGAAGACCGACTCCATCGCCGCTTCGCCGCCCTGCTCGAAGTAGCGGTGCATCTCGGCCTGCGCCTCGATCATCGCCTTCTGGATCTTCTTCGGCTGCGCTGCGAGCCAGCGCTCGAAGTCGCGAAGCGCGCGGGGTGCCGAGGTCGGCAGCGTCGCCTTCTCCGTGAGCCACAGGCGCCCGAATTCGGAGAAGCCTTCCTCCGCATTCGTCCGGTCGTAGGAGAGCTGCCTCACCTCATCCTGGCGCGCCTTGAAGGCAGCGCGATCGAACGGCCTGCCAGCCGCGCGCGCCGACTGCCGGGCGGCCCTTTCCGAGAAAAACCCCTTCAGGTCGAAGTGATCCTGCGCGAGCCGGTGGAACAATTCGTGCGAGGCGGCCGTGATGTCGCCCCACTTCTGGATCTTCAGCGTGTTGAGCTTCTTCTCGAACACGCCAGCCACATCGCCCGGCTCGCCCTTGATGAACGGCCGCAAACTGCCCTGCTGGACGGTCTGGCCGAGGGCGCGCGCGAGGGTCTCGAGCACGTCGCCTCTCTTCACGACCGAGCGTGGGAGCGGCGTGCCGGGAGGCACGTTCGCGATGTCGCGCGGCAAAACGTAGTTCGCGCCTGCTCCGATCGTCGCGGGTGCGCCACGCGCGGCCTTCACACCCTGCCGCATGGGGACGCGCATGAACGGGATGTCGTCGTTGGGCTCCGCATACTCCGGGAGAGGCTCATCCAGCCTTTCGTCGCGTGAGATGTCCCGCTCTTGCTCTTCGACGATCTGGTTCTCTGTCTCAACGCGCTGCCGCACCTTCAGGATCTCATCCACCGTCGTCTTGTTGACTTCGAGGCCAGCGTCTTCCAGGAACTGACGCAGGTCGGCCGCCGCCGCTTTGCGTTCCATGATCCGTTGTAGCTGCTCTTCGCTACGAAGTGGAGAACCCCTCAATTCATTGTCGATCAGATCGAGAAGTTCTTGCTCGCCAACCCGGCCGTAGGCGTCTGGCCGTCTGACGTTTCCGACCATGAACGGCTCGTTCGCAACGTCAAAGGTGTCGAGCGACTTCCGCCCACCCTTGCGGTAGAAGCCCCGGTGCGACTGCGAGGTGATTCCCAGGCTACGAAGATCGCCAGCGACCTGACTGCGAGGATCTACGCCTCCTCGCCGCTTGATGAAGTCGATGATCGGGTACTTCGGCAGCCTCAGACCGAGCTCGGGGTCGTCGAGCCTCACCTCCTCGAGGGTTCGCTCCAGCTCTTTGTACCCGCGCGCGCGCGTGTCCTTCGGGGGCTTCACAGGCGGCGAGGCAGGCTGCATGGACGTGCCCCAATCCTGGGACACTTCCACGTCCGGCAATTCAGGGCGCCCCTTGTCCGCCTCGATACGGTCTGCCCATGCCGACGCCTCTGCAACTTCTGCAGCAGCAATCGCGGCCTCCGGCGCATCCGCGCGGCGCAGCGCATCCAACTCGAGCGCCGCTGCTTCGTGTCGCTGGGTAGCCTCGGAGAGCCGCTCGGCCGAGTAGACGTTCCCACCCGGTCGCGGCTGCGGCTCGGCAATCGGGGCACCGGTCTCAAGCGCAGTCTCCTCCGCCGGTTCCAGTGGCCTCGTCTCCGGCGTCACCGGCTCGGGGCGGAAGACTCGTTCCGTAATCGGAATCCACGGCGACGCGACGCGAGTCGGCGAGGTGGGCACCTGATCTACAGCACCAGGCAAGGGCGGCGCGACCGGAGGCAGCGGCGGCGCCGCATCGCGTGCGCTGATCTCGTCCATCTGCCCCTGCGTGAGCGTCTCGGGGCGACGCGGAGCTGCAGTGACCGGCGGTGTAATGGGTGAACTCGGCTCCGCAGTGGGTGAAGGCGGCAACGGCTCCGCAGCGCGCGGTGGCGTGACTTCTACCGGCGCCGGAGTCTCCGCACGCGGCAACGCCTCTTGAGCTCGCGCATCGAGCGCGTTGCGAACCTCCTGCGGCCCAAGCCGCTTGTGCCCCGGCAGGGCAAGAATCGCCATCGCCCCGGCATCCATTACCCGGCGCACCGTGTCCGGCTCGTCCGAGAGCGCGTAAGCCGTCGCACCGACCGCCGCGCCGCGCACCGGCGCAGGCAACGTGCCGGTGTACTTCAGCACCGCGCCGAGCGCTCCACCTCGCAGTATGCCCTTCAGGGCTGCCTTCGCGCCGCGGTCCGAAGCCGACAGACCCTCGAGCGCCGCGAAGCCGGGGATCACGCCAAGCGCCTTCGCCGCGAGGCCCCCTGGAACAACCGCAGGCGCCAGTCCGCCGACCACCTCGGCCGCTTGTCCAAGCAGATCGCGGCCCCTGTCTGGCTCTGCGCTCTTGATTAGGCGCCGCTCGACATCTCGGCCAGCCTCGACGCCTTCGGCCAGCCCTGGAATGTTCTCAGCGCCGGGCAGCTTCGTCCAAAGTGCAGCGAGATTCGTGCCGGTATGTACTGCGCCCGCCGCCCCGAGCTTCAGGCCGGCCTTCAGGTTGCGTCCCCTCTCCTGCAAGCCCTCGGGAGTCGCCAAGCCCGCTGCCTGATTGAGAAGCGGATCGAGTGCGCCAAAAGAAGAGATCGGCGCACCAGTCGCCATGAGTCTCTGCACTTGCCGGCCGATGCCGCCTACAGGCGCAGACGCGAGAGGCTGACCTGTACGCTCCGCCAGGAAGGTCCGCTGATTGGGCTCTGAGAGCGCCGCGAAGTCGGGATCAACCTCCCGCAGCGATGTGAGTTGGTTCGCGGGCGTAAGCGCGCGGAAGTCGTCGTCGTCGAAGATCGTCGGCTTGCGCTCCGCCATGCGCTTAAGTTACCGCGGAGCGTACTTCTCGCGAATCCGACGCATACGCTCCTCCTCGGACACGGCACCGGGATCGACGCTTTGATTCGGCGCGTCGTCTTTCCACCAGTCCTTGAGTTGGTCCCAGCCGCGTCCGATGGCACCCGGCCCCGTGTTCTCCGGCGCAGCCGGCGTTTGCTGGTTCATCGCCGCCATGAAAGGCTCAAGCCCTTCATCCGCCTTCGTCGCCGTCGTCCACAACGCAGGGAACCGGAACTGTAACCCGTCGCGCTCGGCCGGCGGCAGGCTCAGGAAGTAGTTCCGCGCACGCATCGTCCGCGCGCTCGAGTCGACGGTATCCCTCGGCTTCTTGTACCGCGCGAACGGCTCGCCGCGGGTGATGATGACCGATTGCGGATCGCGCGTGACCATCCGCGCCATCCCCGGATTCTCGGGGTCCGGCTCCTGCGTCGTCGTATTCCGCGCAGCTTCACGCGGGCGCAGCACGTCCGTGCCCGTCTGCTGCATGGCTTGCCAGCGCGCCTTGTCCTCTGGCGTCTTCGCGCTTGCGATCTGATCCCCGATCCAGCTAGAGAACCCGGCATCGCGAGCGTATCCTGGGCCTACTTGCAGCCCCGTGAGCAGGGCGCCACCCACCCCGCGACCGCTTAGGCCAGCCCCGATCGCCGCCAGCCTGGTCCGCCACAACGCTTCGTTTCGCGCAGATCCAGTGAGGCTCTGCCCCTCTGGGCCGAGCATGGCGTTCTCGAAGCCGGTCTTCGTGCGGCTGAGGAATCCAGGCTTCTCAGTCGTCGAGGCATCAGGTTGACTTCCACCACGACCGCCTCCTCCCGTGATCGCACCGAGGACTCGCTTGGCCGGGTCAAGCTGCTCCTTGCCGGCCGCCTTCAGCGCATTCCAGAGGCCAGCCCCGAAGCCCTGCTGAGTTGCCGCAGGAACAGCCGAACCCGCTGCTGCCGGCAGCGCGTAGGGAACCGTCGTCGCGGCCGGGATCGCACTCGCGCCCGCAGCCGCCGGCAGCGCGTAGGGAACCTTCGTTGCTGCTGCTGCCGGCAGCGCGGCCCCACCGGAGAGTGCGCTCACCCCGGAGAGTGCTGTGGACCCGAGTGCTGCGGACCCACCAGCCGCACCAGCCGCGCCAGCCGCGCCAGCCGCGCCAGCCGCACCAGCCGCGCCAGCCGCGCCAGCCGCGCCAGCCGCGCCAGCCGCAGGCGCTGCGCGCGTGAAGAGACTGATGAGAAAAGGGATCAGTGCTGCCCACATAGGGACCTCTCACTTTCCAAGGAAGCCTTTTATAGTCTTTAACCACCCTGGTTCCTCGCCGCCCCGGTAGGTCGTCGTACTTCCGCCGACAGGTTGACCGTACAGTCCTGCCTGAGTCTGCAGCCGGTTAATCGGCGCGTCCTGCCCGAAGTTGAAGCGATTAACCAGATCGTCGAGGGTGGTCTGACTGAACGCCTCCCTCGTTGCGCCCACTCCTCCGAGGCGCGCGGAATCCTCGTAGTCCGCAGCCGCAAGACCCGGAGCTCGACCCGCTGCGGTGTCCATCACCCCGCGCTCGCGTGCGTAGTTCCCGCCGTAGATGTCGGTCGCCAACCCCGACAGCGAGTCTCCGAGTTGTCTCGACGCCTGACCGAGCGCGTTTCCGTAGGCGCCGCCGCCCGACCTCCCAGACGTCGCGAAGCGCGTCTCGAGCGCAGGGAGCGTCGCGAGGTTGAAGTTCCGTGCGACGCCCTGTGCCGCGCGATCGTAGGTCTGATCGAGGTACGGGTTCGCGTTCAGGTACTCGCCACCGAGCACGCGACTCGTGTAGTCTTGAGACTGACCGAGCAGCGGGTTGCCTGCTCGCGCGCGCGCCTCGGTCATCTTCAGCGCGTCGATCGACGCCTGATCCTGGGGCGCCACCGTCGAGCCCGGGTAGTATTGCTGCTCCGGCAACTCGCTCGCGTTCTTGTAGAGCGCCTTCAGGTAGGGTGCCTGTTCCTTCCACGGTCTGAACGATGTGCTGCTGTCGCGTTGCTGGCCGCCGGCACCACCACCCATATCAGACCTCCTTTGTGTACACGATGAACTCCGCCCGGAAGTCTGGGAAGAGCTTGCCCCATGCTTTCGGCCCCGCGATCTGAACCTCGGAACACCCCATCTCGCGCGCGTGTTCGTACACTTTAGGCCATAGGTGCATCGCTTGCCGTCGTTCGCCGCTGTAAAGGAACACCGACAGAACCCGCTTGGCCGGGAACACCAGGATCTCAGTCGCCGCCACCGCGACAACCCCATAGCCGGGACCGCCAACGAGAAAAATGCCGTAGTGCCCCGCCATCGCGCCCTCGCGCAGCGACGCCAAGCTCACTCGCCCGCACGCGCGCTTCAGAGATTTCGCGACTAACGGCTCGATCAGAGGCCACAGATCGTCAACCTCTTCCGGAGGAACACGGATGAGCTCGAGCTTCTCGCTCACAATGACACCTGACACCACGAGCCGCGTTTGACTGTTGCCGCACTCGCGTTGACTTCGCTTCTCGACCGGATCGCGAACGTACCACCGGCTCCCGCGATGATGACCGAGCCGTGAATTTGCGCCGTGAGCCGCGTTGCACCGCCGCCCGTGCCCGGATTCGTGTTGGTGTCGTATGCGGTTTGCGCGGAGTAGAAAGGAATGGCGGTCGTGGTTGCGATCTCGACACCGTAGTCGAGCGCGGTGACGGCTGGCCCGTTGACGCTGAGCTGGAGCGCGGTGGTGCTCGTCGCTGTGGTGTACGTCAGTTTGCAGTCGAAGTAGTAGGTCGTGCTGGCAGACACGGCCATCGTCAGACCCGTCACGTCGGCAAAGTTGAGCGTCGAGTTGGCAACGTCACCCGTGACGCGCAGCAGCGTGCGTCCCGTGTTATCCGTGCCGCACGAGAACGTGTTCGCGGAGTTGTCGTAGAGCAGCTTGGAGGTCGTCGCGGCGGAGCAGCTCGGGAGTGTCTTCGGCTGCCAGTCCGTCGTGGACGCGCCGACCAGCACCGCGTCCTCGGCCGAGGCTGTCTCGGTCGTGCCGCCCTGCCCGATCGCGACCGTGCCGGAGATGTTTGAGAACGCGGGCTGCGTGCAGGTCGGGACCGCGTTGCGGTTGAGCGTGGACGCCCAGGTATTCGCGCCGCACGCAGCAACGCCCGAGTACGCAGGCGTGATGCTCGCATCGGGAATCGCGGCGACCTTGCTGCCCGTGAGCGAGCCATCGGCGAGATCGTCGAGGTCAGCGTCCCAGGCTTGCACGTTGGTGCCGATGACGGCACCGATCGAAGTCCGCAGCGCCGATGCGTCAGCATCGTCGAGCAGGCCGCGCCCGGTCGCCGTCGTCGCGAGAGCAGCGATAGAATCGAGGTCAGCGTCCCAGGCTTGCACGTTGGTGTCGATGACGGCACCGATCGAAGTCCGCAGCGCCGATGCGTCAGCATCGTCGAGCAGGCCGCGCCCGGCGGCGGTGGTCGTGAGAGCTGCGATGGAATTGAGATCGGCGTCCCACGCTTGCACGTCCGTTCCGATCACGGCACCGATCGACACTCTCAACGCAGTCGCATCGGCATCGTCGAGTAGGCCACGCCCGGTAGCGGTCGTGGTCAGCGCAGCGATCGAAGTCAGATCGGCGTCGAGCGGCTGGTAGCCAGCAGCGACCTCTGCGTCGCGCGCGAGCGTTGCGTCGATCGTGAACAGGTCCGCCGCAAGGTCGAAGTCCGTGGCGCTGAAGCTCGCAAACGGCAGGTTGACGCCGACCTTCGCCTTCGTCACCGCCAAGCCGCCGCCCGCGCTCGACGACGTGTTCGCCTCGCCGCCGCCCGCTCCGGCTGGGACATCGCAGGTGATCCACTCGGTACTCGCCGTACACGTCACGCCGCCGCCCGTGAAATCAATCTTGTCACGGAAGCCGAGTTTCACACCCTCGTCGTAATACCGCTGCGCCTGCGCATCGCCGCAGATCAGAAGGCCGGCGACCACACACCCGACGAGGATGTAAGCAAACGTCCTATCGACCGCGGCACTCGCGCTGTGGGTCAGAGTAATGGCTCCCGCTGCAGCGGTGGCGTACAACCCGGCGACAGCGGCGGCAGCATTGGCCGTCTTCGCCATGAGGAAGATTTTCGTGTCGGGCGTGATCCGTGACTTCGCAATCACAGTTGTCGTCGCCGGCGCGACCGCGAGCGTCACCTCGAACGTGTTGTTGCTCTTCCCCTCGAAGAGCCCGTTGATCGCGAGTGCGAGTCGTCGACTCCATCCACGCCACTCCGGTTCGTCCAGAGGTACTGTCGTGAACCGATTCGCCATCCCTACCGAAGCCCAGCCGGCGAGAACTCGCAGTCCATCGCGATCGCATCCCCCATCCAGCCGCTACCGACCCCGAGCTTCAAGCGGTGATAGCGCGCTCCCTTGCGCATGTTCGCCTTCCCCGTCGAATCCAGCGCCACCGAAGAGCCGAACGACGGCACCTCCGCGCGCGTCGCCGTGCCCGCCACCGCGACCGTCGCCGTCCCGCCCGTGACGATCGGGCGCACCGACTGCAGATTCGACCGGCGACCCGGCGCGAGCTCGAAGTCGCCCGTCTCGAACTCGGCCGCCAGTGCTGAGCCTGACAGCGTTGCGAGGTAGTGCCCAGAGTCGAACGCACCGGCAACCCGCGTGGCCGTCTGCACGTCATCCCAGGAGTCAGCCAGCTCATCCGGAACCGGCGACGGCGACCGATCCATCGACATGCTCGGACCAGGGTTCACCACGGAGCAGAGATAGTCGTGCTCGATCTCGCTCCACGAGAACGAGTCCCGCAGGTAGTTGTAGTGCAGGACGTGATTCGGCACGCCGTTCTGGTGTCCAACTCCCGTGTAGCCGATGTGGATGATCGGCGCGTCCGGGTCTACCATCGTCGATACACGACTCCGGAACTCGAACTGAAAATCGCGGCGGAACCAGTCATCGCAGACGTCCTTCCCCACCGCACGCGACCCAACCCCGTCGAACACGTACCAGCCGTCATCTGCGAAGTAGAGAATGTTCCGCCCGAACGCGACTGCGAGACCCGGGACCATGAGACCGCGCTGGCTCTCCATGCGGCGGAAGGCGTACATCACATCTCCGCCCACGTAGTCCGCGCGCCAGACCGCACGCTCCTGGAAATACACCCCGTACTCCGAACCGCCGATGATCGCCGTGATCTCGCCGCCATCGCCGAAGAGCTCGTTGGTGTCCGACTGCGCGCTTACTGCGGCATCGCTGCCAGGCGTCGGCCACGACGCAGCATTCCCGAGCACGGACCACCAGGCGCGGTTGGACACCTTCCCGTCTACCGGATCGCTCGTGTAGCCGAGGTGCAGTTGCTGACCGATGACCGCGCAGTGGCGCGCGTGCGGCGCTGCCGCGGACAGGTCCGCGAACAGCGTGCTCAAGCCAACCGTGTACTCCTGCACCGCCTCGTCGTAGCAGGTCGCAATCACCATCGGAAGACGACCGACCGCCTGCGACGTGAATGCGGCGAACTCCCAGCGGCTGTTGGCTCCGAGAGTGTAGTTTCCAGCCTGAGAGACATCTGCCCACGAGCCCGCCTCGATCTTCTCGAGGTTCGTTGCATCGCCCGCGAAGTTGTGAACCGCTCCGTCGTAATCCGTGAGGTGCATCGCGCCGCGCACGCGGGCGCCCAGGCTCCCGTAGCTCGCGAGCCGAGATAGAGAAGGCATTGGACCGTAGCCAATTCCACGGGGCAGCGTGTTCTTCGCGCCGTAGAGCCCGGGCGCCCCTAGCGTCGGCTGGTCGGGACGCCACTTCCCAAGCGCCACGCGCTCGCTCACGGCGTCAGTCCGTCACTCCGCATGCGCAGCGGCCCGCCGCCCGTGCGCGCGCGGAACTCTTGCCGCCGCAGCCCGCTCATCGCAACGTCATACCGCGGCTGCCAGGTCGCTAGACGCTCATCGCTCCCCATGTAGATGCCCGCCTCGACCAGCGACGCGAAGAGCAGTGCGTCCGGACCCTGCTGAAGCAGCCAATTCGTCGTCACCGTCACCGAAAGCGGCGTGATCCCGTGCCACGCACGCAGCCGGTAGGCAAGCGCACTCGACGGCGTGGGCGCGAGCGCGAGCGTCAGACCACGCGACTGCGCCACGAGCGGGATGCCCGTGTCACCGTAGGCGTTCTTCACCCGCGTGAACTCGCTCTCGGCAACGATGCTCACCGTTCGATCAGCGTCCTGCTCGAGCACCAGAGCGATCGGCTCGATGCAGCCGGTCGGGAGCGTCAGGTAGTCCTGCAGCGCGACCAGATTCCCGAGGGTTGTCACCTCCGTGAACCGGAGCTTCAGGTCCCGCTGCAACCGGAGCTCGCCGAGCCGGATGAAGTCGGGGATCACGGACGTGAGCGAATCGTTGTCGACCCAGGCCGCGACCGACACCTTCAGATCGGCGTAGCTATCGAACGGCATCTCAGATCCTCCCCGGCGCGGTACGCAGATAGAGGTACTCCGAGGAATTCAACTTCGCACGAACCTTCGGCCAGTCCTCCGCCCGGTAGACGTTGATTCCCTCGCGGAACCACTGCTCGATGATGATGTTCGGGATGTTCGCCATCCGCCGCATGTCACGCGAAGGCGTCCAGCCACCCCCATCGTCGAGTGCGTAGTCCTCTTTGTTGGCGTTGAAGATCGGCTCCACGTCCTGCGTCTGCCGCAGGAGCATCCGATCGTCGGCCTCGTCGTAGTGCCACTCATCGACGAGCAGACCCGACGCGGTGGCCTTCGCGAGCAGAGGCGCGAGCTGCGCGGGCGAAAAAAAGCCCACGGCTACCCCCTGATTCCGAAGTCCGCCAGCAGGGAGAAGGTAACGCTCGGCGTCGTGCCGGTGATGCGCGCATCGACGCGGAAGAAGTGCCCAATCGGAGCGGTCATACGAGCCGCCATCGTGCCCGTCGCAGTCATCGGCGTGCCGATCGCGCCGAGATCCACCCAGGTCGTCCCCGCGTCCAGGCTGATCTGATACACGAGCTCCAGAGCGGCGGCGACGCCGCTGATCGCGGTTACGTCGCAGACGAAGATCACGTCGTCGAACTGCGCCGCGAGCCCCGAGCCGATCGACTGCGCCGAAGCCGCGCGCGCGGCCGAGGCGAGGATCACCTCGACCTGGCTCTTGACCTTTCGACCGCCGGGCATCGCTACCTCACACCCACGTCAGAGTCGCCGACTCGATCACGCGACCATCGGGCAGGACCACGCAAATGCGGCGCGTCCCCGCACCCGCAACTGTGAAGCCGACAGAACAGGCGCCCGCCGCGGTCAGATAGCGCATGTGCGCAGTAGTGCCGCCAGGCCCCAGATTCCACAGATCCAAGCCGGTTAGCGTCGTCTGCGTCGCCGTGGTGAATCCGAGAGTGCCATCGGCCAGTGCTGGGTAGACCTTCAACGCGAGTTGCTTCGCGATGGGCGTCCCGTTCCGATCCGTGAGCTGAATCGTCACGTCGATGCGATCGGCTACCGCCGCGCCCTCCGCAGTTGCCGTGAATGTCACGCCGTAGAATTCGAGCGAAGCAGCGGTCAGCCGCGCGGCCTCGATGCCTGTTGTCGGGTCGATGAACCGCGCCGACTTGTCGTTTTCCTGGACGAGGCTGTGCATCAGGCCGCCCACGTCAACGTCGCGCTTTCCACGACACGCCCGTCCGGCAGAATCACGACACAGGTACGTGTATCCGCGCCTGCGGTGACGAACCGGATGACCACAATCCCATTCACGTCCGGGTAGATGAAATGAACACCCGTCGTACCGCTGTTGACCGGCCGATAGATGAGCGTCCCCGTCGAGACCGTGATGCTCGCACTGACGGCGGAGAGCGCTTTTGACCCATCCGCAACCGCGGGATAGACGTAGAGAGGGATGCGCTTCGCGACAGCCTTCCCGACGCGATCGGTGAGCTGAATCGTGACGTCGATTCCGTCCGCTTCGACTGCTCCTTCCACCCCGGCCGTGAACGTGCAGCCGTACCACTCGGCCCCACCGTTGTAGAGCCGCATGGATTCGCGGCGAGGATCGCCCTCGATGAAGCGTGTCGAACCGTCTGGAGCTGGCTGCTGATTGTGCATCCGTCTATGCCCACGTCATTGTCGCGCCCTCAATCACACGGCCATCCGGCAGCATGACGCAGCACGTTCGCGTCGCCGCTCCGCCCGTCTGCGTGAACCCGACCGAGACGACGCCGTTCACGTCCGGGTACATGATGTGCGCGCTTGCCGTCGGCGATAACGGGCGAAACAGAAGCACACCGGTCAGAACCGTGACTGTCGTGACCGCCGACGCGACCTTCGTGCCGTCTGCGACCGCAGGCCACACGATGAGAGCACTTTGGCTCTTGATCGACCGCCCAGCGCGATCCAGAAGCTGAATCGTGATGTCGATGCGATCGGCTACCGCCGCGCCCTCTGCGCCGAATGTGATCTGAGCATCGTACCACTCGGCCCCACCGTTGGAGAGCCGAAGAGACTCCAACGCGGTTTCCCCCTCGACGAATCGAGAGGAGCCGTCGGAGCGCTGCGTCTGGTTGTGCATCCCCGTCCTTGCGGCTCACGCCGCCTGCGTTTAGGTCGTGGTCAGGTCGGCGATGATCCCCGAACCCGTCGGGTTCTTCGCAACAAGGCAGTACTCCACCAGGAGCTGCTTGCGATCGGTGTCGCCCGTCTTCGCGAGGTCCCACTGCCGGAACGACCGCAGGTAGCCGACGGCCCACAGCGACGGGTCGACCACGAGGCCGCTGCGCTCCCGCGAGAACCGGCTCGGCACAAACATGTGCTCGCCGAAGTCGGAGATGTACACGTCCACCGCGGCCGTGAGCTTCTTGTCCTCGCTCCGGTCCATGCGAGTCGCGTTGCCCGCGAACGTCGAGGCACGCGCCTTGTTGATCGGGCCGAGGATGATTTTCGACGGATCTCCGCCCGCGCTCCACACCGCCGACAGCACCGTCTTCAGCAGATCCTCCGAGAAGGCGCGTTGCGTGCCGGGAGCCGGACCGGCCGTATCGTTCGGCTGGTTGACCGTGGCCGAAAGGCCCGCGGTGTCCGTGCCGGTCGCACCTCGGCTCGACTGGCCGTCGTAGATCCACGTCTCGAAGCCGGCCGTGCTCCGCGCGGTCGAGTCGTCTCCGGGGATCTTTTGCCCGTCCTGGCAGAGCATCGACTCCATGTCGCGTTTCAGCTCTTTGGCCTTCTTCATCAGCTGGTAGGCCATCTCGGACTTCCGGCCGGCCTTGTCGACCGCCTCCTGCGTCCCCGAGACGCGCGGCACCTTGTCGCTGATCTGGCACTCGTTCCGCAGCCGCTGCGTCGGCGAGGTCGCGTCCGTCGTGGCATCGTCGCCTTCGATCACGCGGTTCGTGGTCGAAGCGGCGGCGAGCCCGTCCATCTGCCACTCGTGCAGCTTCGCCTTCGCGTTCGTGCGCCCGATCATCGCCATGAACGGCGTCTCGGTCGGCGAGATGTCGTAGATGACGTTCTCGAGATCCTCGCGGTTTCCGATCGCGTCATAAGCCGAAAATGTGTCGGCCGGCTGTCCCATGTTAGATCATCCCCTCGATGAGCTTCGCAGCGACCCGTTCGCTGCCTGTGCGACGGAGCTGCTTGCGCAAATCCGCAGTCAATTTCCCCTTGCTCGGCGCATCCGTGCGCGCGCGCGCGGGCAGTACGATCGGCGGCGCCTTCTTCAGCGCTGCAGTCGTCAGTTTCGCCTTCCCCTGCAGCGCGTCCCAACGCGCCGCCTTCAAGACCGTCTGCATGACCCTGTGGTCCGTGATGATCTCCTGGAACTGCTCGTAGGGGATCTCGTTCGTCGTGAGATACCCGACGATCATGTCGCTCGCCTCTTTCCGCTTCCCCTCGTCCTTCAACTCCGGCATCGCCGCGATGAACTTCGCCGACTCCGCGGTCTGATACTGCAGGAACGCCTTCGACCGATCCGCGCTGATCCGAGTCGCCTCAGCTTGCATCTCGCGGATCGCCGCCTGCGCGATCTCGTGCTTCTCGCGACGCTCTTCCTTCAGCTTCAGGTAGCCGAGCGGGTCCTCCGTCTTCAGCGCGTCCCAATCGACCGCGGGCTCCGCGTTGATCGCGTCCACGAGCTGCGCCGTGAGCGTCTGCAGCGCGCCGAACTTCTGGTCACGCTCCGCGATCATCGTGGCGCGCTCGACCTCGAGCTCCTTCGCACGCGCCTCGACCTGCACCTTCAGCGCGCCACCCGCAGCCGCGCTCCGGTAGCCCGACACGATGTCAGACAACGGGATCAGCGAGCCGTCGGGGCCGTCAAGCTTCAGGTTCGCGAGCAGCGCGTCGGGCTCCATGTCCCAGACCTTCGCGAGCTGCGCGATCGTCTCGAGCGCCTCGGGAGTCTCCTCCACCGGCGTCTCTTCGGACTCCTCGTCGGACTCCTCCTCGGGAGTCTCCTCGTCGGAAGAAACCTCGGTCTCGGACTCTACTTCCGGCGCGTCCTCGGTTGAGGCGTCAACCGAATTCGCTTTCGCTTCCGTGTCCTCGCCTGGCTCCCCGATGAGGGATGCCATGCGCTCGAGTAGGTCAGGCTGTTCCTGATCCGGCATCGCTCACAGCCCGAGCACGGGCTACGGCTTCATCGCGCTTCTGGATCGTCACGGCCTCGAATTTCCCATCACGAACGTACTTCGTCAAGGCGTCGCGCAGTTTTCGGAGTGCCTGGAGCTGGAAGTAGATCCCCTCGCGCATCTCGGAATTGCTTTCTCGGGGGGGTTCCAGGAAGGCTTTCATCAGCCCCTGCTCGATTCCCGAGAACGCATCGTCGAGCAGTGGATTCGCCAGCAGCTGCTCGGCAGCGTGCCCACGCTGGATCTTCTCTTCGGGAGTCATCCTGTCAGGCATCATGTCCCTCTACTCGCCGGTTCTCCTCCGCATCGTTCAAGAGACGATAGAGTCGACCGCTGACGCGCCCTTCCACGATGTTCAGGATCTCCACGCTCGGCTTCTCGCTCTCGATCACCTCGATCAGCGCCTCGAGAAACTCAGCCTCCGTCTTCAAGCCGCCGCCTTCGCGGGTTTCTTTCGCGCCACCCGCTCCTTCGTGCTCGCGTTTGCGAGCGCGATCCTTTCCTGGCTCTCGATCTTCTCGCGTTCGAGTTCTGCCCTCTTCTCGCACTCATACCGCTTGAAGTCGAGCTCCGCAGCGGCCTGCTGAGACTCGAACTCTAGCTTCGCCATCTCGAGCCGTACCTTGGCTTCCCCTTCCTTCGCGTTCGCCTCCGCCTCGACCAGAAGCGGATCAGGCTTCGGCGGCGCCGGCTGCTTCCCGGCCGGGTTCGTGAAGAACTGGTTGTCGATCTTGAAGCCCATCGCGCGCGTCATCTCGCGCGTGGCGTTGTAGAGGTTGTCGAGCTCGACGAGCGTTCCCATGCCGCCCATCTCCACGGCCCGCGCCTGCAGCTCCAGAATCCGCCCCAGGAACTCGATCCGCTCGGTCGCCTGGCCCACGCCGAGCCCGAGTTGAATCGTGCAGTCCATCTCCGCATTCCACTTCGTCGCGTCGACGGGCACCCACTGATTGCGCAGCCGCAGCACGCGCTTCTTCAGCGGGCGCTCGACCATCTCTCGCAGAATCAGCTTGAACATCCGCTTCAGGCCGCACTCCGCGAAAATTCGCACGATCAGGTCCACGCGCATCTGCGCCGCGCTCATCAGCTGAGAGATCCCCGTCGCGGTCGTGTTGCGCAGCGTCGAGGCGTCCAGCCCCTGCGACGCCCGACTCATGCCCGTCCGCGACTCCTTCACCCCGTCGATGTAGTCGAGGGTGTTCTGCGCCATCGGGCCAAGCGCAGGCGTCACGAACGGACCGACCGCATCGAGCTGCTGAACGCGGATCACCCCACCCGGACGCGACACCAGCAGGTCGTCGATCTCGACCTGCCCCTCCACTGCGATCGTGCGCGCGTTGTTGGTCAGGTACATGTTGTCGAGGATCTGCCGCAGGATCGTCGACTGGATGCGTTGCAGGTCCATGACCAGATCCGCGACTGATCGGCCGTGGAACTTGTGACTCATCAGGATCGGGCACAGGTCGAAGAACGACACCCACGATGCCGGCTCATCCACCAGCAGCACCTCGGCATTCTCGCCCCCGGCGATGAAATGGCGGAGTTCCGCCAGACCATCGCCGTCCACATCGAGCCGGATGAATCCGTCGTAGACCCAAACCGTCTGCATCGCGCCCGTGCGGAAGTCGTCGCTGTAGGTCGGCTGCTCGTCCTCGTAACGCTCGACGTTCGCAGACGTCATCTCCGCCATGTCGCCGTGCGATGGAATCGTCTCGACCTGCTCGCGCGAGAAGCCCATCGCGACCAGATCCGAGCGCGTGAGCTTCGACCGCTCCGCGCAAAACGGTGTCTCCTCGTCGAGCTCCGCGTGGCGCCGCGCCATCAGGAAGTTCTCTGGCGCAATCGCCCGCACGCGAATCCGGTTCGTCTTCCGGATCGTCTTCACCTTCACGTCGAACCGCTCCACAGGCGCAGGCGGGGGCGGGGCCTCCGCGCCGTTTGCCCCAGGCGGCGGCAGCGGCGCGGGCACGACATCCGGACTCGGCGACGACTCGATGATCTCGAGGCTCGGGTCGTCCTCCTGCATGAGCGCGAACTCTTCGGCCGATACGCTCTCGAGCCGGCTGTAGATCGGCTCAAGCTTGTCCTCGTAGTACACGCGCCCAACACCGAGCCCCTCGAGCAGAGCGTCTTTGCAGAGCGTGTGGCCGATCTTGAAGCCGTTGTTCTCCTGCATGAAGACGTGGTTGCAGTAGTCGGTCGCCTGCTCCGCACCCGCTTCGTCGCCCTCGGCAACCGGGTTGTACTTCGCGACCTCGTGGCCGCCGAACAGAATCCGCATGAGCGAGGGCATGATCCAGTCGATCGTGTCCGCGACCGGCGTCAGCACGACGCTCGAGCGGCCCTCCACCTCGTTCCCGAACAGGTCGCCCTTGTAGTAGGACTGCGCGAGCCGACGGCGCTCTCCAACATCGCCTTCGATGATCTCGCGCGCGTCCTGGAGCTCCGCCCCGATCGCACTCTTCACGTCCTCCTCGGACATGCCCGGCGACTCTTCCACAGACTCTTCGTCGAAGGCGCCGGTGCCGTCCTCGAGAGAGAGGAGCTCCTCGAAAGGCGCGCTCACCGCTCACCCTCCGATTCCGCCGCCGGCGCCACGAGCCCGATGTCGCGCAGAATCTTCGGCACCGGCGGCACCGTGATCCGCGTCGTGTTCATGCCGTGCAGCGCCTTCACGTCCACAATCGCTTTCTCGAGCGTCGCCATCTGAACGCGGATCTCTGCGATCTGCTCCAACGCGACCCCTACCTGCGACTTGAGCTGCTCGATCACTTCTGCGAAGACGTTCATGCGCCCGTCGATCCCGTTCAGCCGCGCGATTGTCGCCAGTTCCCCCATCGCTCCCCCTTCCTACACGATAGCGAGCCGCGGCGCGAGACTCTCGCGCTTGGGCTGCGCCGGTCGCAAGCCGAGTGCCAAATAACGCAGCGCGTCCATCGGATTTGATGTCCAGTCGTGCCTCGGATGGTCCCCATACGTCTCCGACTTCACGTCGAACTCCTTGCGATACTCGCGGGCGGCGCGGATGAACACCTCGCACTTCTCCTCGTCGATCCAGAGCCGCGGCCAGAGCATTCGCACCGCCGCGATCCCGTCCTCGATCGGCATGCGCGGCAGCACGCGGCAGCGCATGCCCAATGACTGCAGGATCGCCACCCGCGTCTTCCCCGACTCCATCGACCGCTGCTCCGCGTCATGCGGCAGGAGCGCGTGCTTGTAAGCGTATGGCTTCTCCTGCAGCACCTTCGCGTAGTGGTCGAGCCCTTTCCCAAAGCTCGCGTAGTAGTCGATGATCCGGACCTCTTTGCCGATCTGCTGGCAGAATAGGATCGCGGTCGCGTCGCCCACGCCGAGATCCCAGGCGGTCTCCACAAGCGCCGTCGGCTCCCACGGCACCTTCGTGATCCGTCCCGCCTTCGTCGCCGCGTTGACCTGATCGCCGTAGTACGAGCCGACGAGCGGCGCGTCCCACGAGCAATTGTGGACGACGCGACCCGCCGCAACAAAGCTCTCTTCGTACTGCACGCGCAGGTTGTGGACACGCCCAGCGTAGGGCAGCCGCGCGACCGAACGGACTCGCACGCCAATCGCATTCTTCGCCGGCAAAATCTTCGACGATGGAGTTGTCGAGATCCGCACGCAGAAACTGTCTCTACTCACGATATTCCGGCCTTGGATCACGGCATGGCCGCCACGCCGCTCGCTGATCCCAGAGCCGTACCCACACGCCGACGCGAGCATTTGCACGTCGTAGGCCAGGGACTCGCTGATCGTCGTGTACATCCATCCGCCGTTGATCTCGCAGCCATCACCTCGAATGAGCCGGTCCAAGAACAGAGCCTCGTGCCCAGCGACCCACTCCCACGGAAGATGCTTGCTAGCGGCACCAGAGCCGCAGGCGTTCGCGAGAGAATCCGAAAGCGCGGCGGAACGGACCTGGACCGTCAAGCAATTCAGGTCGCTGGTCGCGCGCGCGCTACTCGCCCCGTACAGGAGGGCACAGGCTTCGATCTCGTCGGCGTAGTCCCCTTCCGTCGACCCGAGTGAGAACTGCACCGCTGTTTTGGAGCAGGAGCCTTCCGCCACGTACCAAGCTGCCAGCTTCGCCAGATGCGGAGGAACGATCGGGCGGCCCTTTCTCGGACGCGGCATCGTCAGCCAGTCGCCGCGTTTGATCTCGCCCGCCGGGCGCCAGGCGTAGACCTGCGAGTCCGGCTGCAGCGTGCGCACCGGATGCTCCGGCGTGACGAGCAGCGTGCGGCGGTTGCCGTAAGTCTGGATCTCGACGAGCCCGCCAGTCGTTTCGTGCTCCATTGTTTCGAGCACCGAACGCCACCGCCCCGAGTGGGTCAGCACTCGCATCCCGGTCCGCACCTGCTCGATAGGCACCTGTCCTCGATCGGTCAGGATCGGCACCCCCGGCGGCAGGCACCAGTATTCTTGTTGGACCAGTTCCTCGGGCATGCCGGAGTCGCGGTCCTCCTGGATCGCCTCCGGCGTCACCGCGCCGGTGTCATCGACCGTCAGGAGCTGCGTGAACCAGTTCTTGTTTTTCTTCGCACGCTGCCACAGCTCGTAGGCGTGATTCCGGCCCCGCGGCGTCGTCGTGAACACCGCCCAGCCCCCATTTTCAGCCAGGATCGGGCGGAAGAAGTTCCACACGCTCGAGTCCATCAGCGCGTACTCGTCGAGCACGACTCCGATCGGATTCGCACCGACGAGCTTGTCTACGTCATCGGCTCCGACCACCTGATACAGCGACCCGTTCGTCATCCAAACCGACATCTCCGCCTCAGTCCTGCGGAGCACGAGCTCGGGCGGGAAGTAGTCGGTGAATTTCCGACCCTCCTTCGTCATGCCGTCCCAGATGATCTTCCGCCCCTGCTTGTAGGTCGGCAGGACGTGCCAGTACAGCCCCACGCGCTGCGCGGCCTGCGTCACGCAGAAGTTCACCATGCAAGCGCCCTTGCCCGCGCGCCGGTGCCAGACAAGGTACGTCCGCAGATAGCCCTCGTGCAGCGCGTGCCACGCCGGCAACTGGTACTCCCGCGGCGTCCACAGGTACGGGAGATCCAGGGCCGCGTCGGAATGCGCTCCCGTCACAAGCCCTCCTCGTACTCCGCATCCTGCGCAGCTTCACTTGCCGCCACAAGAGAGCCCATCGCCGTCACGCGAACCTGCTTCCCGACCCCGGCGCCGTGCGTGTTGATGTTCACGACGATGCGCCGGCCCCCTGCGCCCGCGCGCCGCGTGCCGCCGTCCTTCGACTCACGCACGCTCGGCTTGCCCCACGCGGTTTCCAACAAGAGACGGATCGCCGCCAGACGCACGGCTTCCGACACCACAATCTGCTTCGCGTGCGAGGTCGCCATGCGCTTGAGCTCACGCATACACGCGGGCGTGGATTCCTGCGCGAGCCGCTGCGCCTCGTTGATCTGCGCGGCCTCGAGCGTCGCCTGTAGCTCGGCCTCCTGCAGCTCCTTCCGGCGATGCGCAAGCGTCCCCTGGCCTCCTGCGGTGTGCAGCCCGGACTTGAACCCCATTACCGCCCCGATAGGCAGACCAAGAGACGTGTGCGCGTCGTGCCGCCCACCGCGGTCACGTCAATCGTCAGATAGCTCAACGCCGCAATCGCCGTCGCAGTGAAGGCCGTCGTCTGAGTCGTCCCATCTTCGTCGCAGACCGTGCCGGACTCCAACTCCACCGCGCTACCGTTCGCGAGTGAACGCGATTGCGTCGTGATCGTGAGCGTCGGCGTCTCTGTACCCGACACGGCACAGGTGATCCGCTCCAACGTGAGCGCGTTCGGCGCGTAGCCATGAAGAAGAATCGGGTCCGCAGCCGCAAGCAGCGCATCGTAGTTCTGACACTGCACCCAGCGCTTCTCCAGCGGAACATCCGTCACCCCTCCGAGCAGCAAGACGGACACCGCTCCGATCAAGAGCACAGCGCGATTTCGTGTCAGCATCCCGGACCTCCTGGGAAACGAGTGCAGAAGCTCGGCGCAAATGTCGCGACGCCGTTTTGGTAGGTGTTCCCACAAGCCCAGTCTTGCGATACCGCGCCATAGAGGGGACCACGAGCCTGTATGAAAATCGCGTTCTCCGCCGGGACGATCTCAACCATCGTCCACCACGTGACCCCCGTATGCACGTCCGCACCCGTCCGCGCGCTGTCCGTGGACCCACAGGAAAGGCTCTGCTCCTGCGAGTTGGTGAACAGATCCAATATCTCAAAGCCGCCCGCAGTCGAGTAGACCGAAAACGTCTGCATCTGGCCTGGCTGCGTCGGAGTCGAGTGCCCATTCACTCGCATGAAGACCTCGGAATTCCCGGCAACACTCATCCCCGGCAGGGCGCCGTAATGGCGCACTCCGATCGTCGGACGACTCGCTCCGCAGCCGATCGCGCCTTGGGCGTAGGTGTCGTCAAGCGTCCCCCCAGCCGGGTCGAGAACGTAGTCTGCAGACACCACGCAGATCGTTCCGATCGGGCTCGGCATGAGCGCCGCTCGCTCCTCGGTGTCGTTGAAGCCAGCGTGAAAGCGATCCATTTCGTTCTGCGCCGAGTAGTCGTAGGAGGTCGCGAGGAACGCCGCCCGCGTGAACACCCGCTCGAAGTCTCGATAGCTGTCGTGATTGCCCGGCGAGATCAGCCACGGAATCCCCGCGCCGTCGAGCCGGTCGAACAGATGAGTCTTTGCACAGGTCGACTCGGCATACTTCGCCGCATCCGTCGTGAAGTTGTCCGCATCGGTCCGGTCATCGCTGTCCGATCCCGCCTGGTCGCCCACGTCTCCCACCTGCACCACGAAGTCCGGCCCCCATGCAATCACGTCGTTCACGAGTATGTCGAGCTGAGCAGGACCGATCGCGAGCTCGGCCGCGTTTGGCGTCCCCGCACCGATCGGACTCGAGCTGCAGTAATTCTGCGTGTCCGGGATGACCGCGATCCGCGCTCGAACTCGAGTGCGCGCCTCCCCTACGCTCGTTGCCTGCCCAGGCAGACCCGCCGTCCCACCCGCTTCCGCACCCGCTGCGAACACGAGCCAGACCACGAGCCCGAAACGCAGGCCGTTACGGGTACAGGATGACAACAAGGTCCACGCCGTTCGAGCTGTTGCAGTCCGTGTCCGTGATCGCCGATTGCGAGCCGTTCGCATCGCCATCTAGCGTTGCCATCACGTTCGGCCCCACGATCGGACCGCAGTACCCCGATACCAGCGGAGACACAATTCCAGTCAAGCTCGTCAGCGTGTTCCACACCGCCGGCGCCGCCGCGCCCGTCTTCGCCGACCAGAGCACCGTCGCAATCCCAGGCTCACACGACGCCGCCGCGTTCCCGTAGGCCACGCACATATTCGAGAACCGCTCCCCGTCCTTGATGTTCAGGATGATCGGCCCCGCCGACGTCTCACCACCCGTTTGCGTCAGACCCCGCGCGATGAACATGCACTTCTCACCAGGCCGAACCGCATAGCCCGCGCCACACGCCGCCGCTACCGTCTGCGACCATGCCGTACCCGCAGCCCCCAGAACGAACGCGATGACCACTACCCACCGAAACATCCCCGCTCCTCCTTCGTCAAACCCTGCCGCCGACTCGAAGCCCCCCCCTGAACAGCCCCCGAACCGACGGCAGGGTCCATCCGAACCACCCAATCCTACGCCCATCCCGAACCCACCGCAAAAAAAAGCCTTGACGAACGGCGCGAAACGATGAATTACTTGCGCACGGTGAGGGGAAGAAATACAATCCAGTCTCAGTATTTGTGGCCCTCACCAGACCGCAAGTCAGGCCCCGGAAGTCGCAAGACCTCCGGGGCTTTCTCTTGGGCGACGCCATGACCGACGCCCTCGGCGGCAACGCAGGCTCCGGCGCTCTCGAGACCCTCTTCATCGCCGCCGTCGTCGTCTGCCTCGCACTCTCCCTCGCCCGCGCTTGGCTCCAGGGGAAACGCCCGTGAAGCGCGGTGTCACCCTACAGAACCGCGGAGGCGCCGAACCAGGCTGGCTCGGAAGAACCACCCTCGCAAAACTCAAAGGTCTACCAGGACCACAAGGATCGAAGGCCGCGAAACCTGGGCAAACAAAGCGCCGCAAGGCGCGGAGATCCAGTAGCGGCAAGCGGCCAGAGCACGCCAAGGCTCGAGCAGAGCTAGCGCGCGCCGACATGGCCCTCCACCGACAGCGGGCACGACAGCACGCCGACCGGGTGGAGCCCCTCTTGCAAGTCGAGGGGCAGAATCAGGGCGGGGGGGCAACGAACTTGCGGAGTGGCTCACACTCGTAGAGGGCGCACCATCAGACCCTCTTCTCCCCACCGGCCGAAACCAGGGCCAGGGGCTGTTCCTCCTCTGCCTTCTCTTCTCTTCTCTGAGTAAGCGCAGACTCGAAGTCGCTACTCTCGCTAAGCCTCGCACCTGCCGTGAGCCTGCACCCAATCCCCCTATCACTGCCGCTGATGTTCGACCCATTCCCTACTCCCCAGAATTTTCAACAGCAAATTTCCCCGGGAGCAAAGAGAAACGGGTCCCGTCAGATGGAACCAGGCGCGCGCGATGGGTCCCTGCGGGTCCGCGGGTGCCCCAGCGGGCTTGAGCACGGGCACGGCGGGCGAACGGGAACGCGACGGCGGGGCGGGAAGCACGCTACGGCCTGCGCGTCGCCTCGGCCGGTAGCGCTTCTGCGCCATTGCGACACTGCCGACCCTGTTTCACCCTGTCACCGCCAGGCCTCGAGCCTGGCGACAGTGGCGCAAGAGACGATCGCTCACGCTACGAACCCGGCCGGATCCTCGCTCCTTGCGCTCGATGCGCTACTCGTTTCGGAGAGGCTCGGAGTAGAGCCTGAGGAGAAGTGGAGTGTCGTCACCGAACGCGCGAGGGGCGAAGCGTGGATCTGGAGCACGTCGGGGTCCGGATGCGATGCGTCGCTCGGAACCTGTGGTGGTATCGTGTAGGAAGGGAGAGTTCGAGGACTTGAATGTGATCGCGGATGGATGGGGTGTGCCGGTGGCGACGGTGGTCTGGGCGATGATGCACGACGCGTTGGCGCGGTATCGGTTGATGGCGCCGACGTTGGGGCCGAATGGTCTGGTGATCGCGGCTGCGCTCGAGGTGTTGCGGGTGGGTCACCGGGAGCGGGTGCTTGAGCGTGCGGCGGTGCGTGCGGCGGCCGAGGTGGAGGGATGAAGGGGACAGAGCCGGCGGTGAATCGGATCGACACGCGGGCGCCTTTGGCGCGGATGATGGACGAGTTGGGGCTTCGGGTGTCGGATGTGTGCGCGTTGTCGGGTTTGGGCGGTCGGGTTGTGTCGAACTTGCGGGCGGGGCGATACTCGGAAGCGACCGTGACGCATCTGGTGCTACTGGCGAGTGCGGTGGGTTGCCGCCCGACGGATCTGGTACCTGGATTGGATGCGCGTCCGGCGCTACCTGGTGCGACGACGTCGCAGCACAGTGCGTTGCAGCGGCGGATCATGGCGCGGCGAGCTCGAGAGGCCGCGACGCGGAAGCGGTGCTCGGCGCTGGCGGAGCGGGCGGTCGCTGAGGCGGTGGCGAGGGTTGAAGCGGAGAGTGCGGAGGAGAGTGAGTTCGAGGTGTTAGGGGGATAATCGGGCGCGGGAGCGATGGAATCCTGAGCATTGGCGAGGGGGTTGACAGGTATAAGGTTTGCTGATACTGATACGGTTGCGGTCCGAGGTGGACCGGGAAGGGAGAGGGGCATGATGAACCCGGCAGGGGCAAGAATCCTGAGGCTTTGGAAGGTCGGAGCGAGTCCCGAGTCTATCTGCGAGCGGTTGGGGATTCCGACGAACGCGGCGAACCTGAAGGGGGTGAGGGCGGCGCTAGCGGCGGAGCTGCGCGCGGTGGCGCATGAGTTGGAGACGGGCGAGCCGATGGCGCGTCGGGATCAGCTCGACTTGATGAGCGCGCTTGGGTAGCGCGCAGACTTGAGCCGCACTCGCATGCGGGAGTGCGGTTCCGGTCTGCTCACTTACGAGCGGAGAATCGGCGCGGATGCGCCGGAAAGGTTGGGAGCGATGAGCGTGCGCGTCGAAATCAGCGAACAAAGCGAAGGGTGGTACGTCGAAGAGACCGGCATCGCAGTCGGCGAGTTCTACCCTACCGCCGCCGCAGCCCAGCACGCCGTGTTAGCTCGCGCCACTGCGCGAGCCGAAACCAGCGGCAAGCCTGACGTGACCGTCATCGAGTGGGAAACGACTACTCGAATCGGAACGCTGGTTGTTGCTGCGATTGCAGGGGTGTCGCGATGACGAGACGAGAGCGAATCGAGGCGCGGATCGAGAAGCGCCGGGAGTGGGCGGAGGGTCGCGAACGGAAGGCGGCGGCCGCTTTCGGTGCGGCGAAGCGGATCGCGGACGGAATCCCGCTCGGCCAGCCGATCCTAGTCGGCCATCACAGCGAGAAGCACGCGCGGCGAGATCAGGAGCGCATCCACAGCGGCATGCGTCGCGGCTTCGAGTCTGCCGACATGGCCGAGCACCACGAGAGCGTTGCCGGCAACCTGGAACACGCGCTCGAGCGGAGCATCTACAGCGACGACCACGACGCCATCGCATCGCTCGAGGCTCGAATCCGAGAGCTCGAGGCGACGCGGGCGCGTATGGTGCTGGTCAATCGGCTGTACCGGAAGGGCGACGCGGCCGGCCTGGCGGAGCTCGGGCTCGACCTCAAGAAGCTGCGCGTGAGCGTGGCCGCGATCGGGTTGAGCTTCGTTCGGGCGCCGTTCGAGAAGTTCCAGTTGGCGAACCTGGGCGGCCGGATCGGGGCGGACCGGAAGCGGATCGAGGCTATCCGGGCGCGCGAGACTCGCGCGAAGGCGGCCGAGGCGGCCGGCGGGGTGCAGGTCGCGCGCGCGACTCCGACGAGCGAGTACGTGGTCGTGACGTTCGCCGAGAAGCCGGAGCGCGCCGTGATCGACGCATTGAAGGGCGCGGGGTTTTGTTGGGGCGGCGGATCTTGGAGCGGGCGCTCCGAGAGGTTGCCGGCCGAAGTTGCGGCGCTTGCGAGCGTCGCCGAGGAGGGAGGAGTATGAGCAAGCCGATCACAAGCCCCTGGGGGCACGTTCAAAGCGCGCGGGATCTCACGCGCGGAGCCTGGCACGTCGAAACATCGAGTCACGGCGGCGTTTACCTGCCGGCGGAGCTCGAACTCGGCATGCCGGAGATCGCGCGCGCTGCGGCCGCCAGCATGAGCGGGCCGGGGTGGTACGAGGAAGACGCCTACATGGCGTTCCCGCTGTGGATCTATCCCGACCTCGCCGAGGCGTTTGGCATCTCTCGCGGCAAGGTCCGCGAGTGGATCGAGGCCGGCGTCAGAGTATTCGGAGCGCGGAATCCGGTCTACGCGGCGGTTCTGCGCGCCGGGAGTGACGAGCCGATCGGGCCGGGCTCGCTCGTGGGCGAGCTGCCGCGGACGCATGCGGATGCGCCGGACGGCTGCGCACTGCGGGAGGTGGAGCGATGAATCGCAACGAGACGATGAAGGCCATGAAGGCCGCGCTCGAGAAGCGCTCGGGGAAGCGATGGAGCGTTACGGGCGGCATCGGGACCGCTTACGGCTGGCTGAAGATCACGTCGCCGCCGGCGCGGAGGACGTGGGGCCATCGCCAGGTGACGCCGCAGACGGCGACGGCGCGAGACACCTGGGAAGCATACGACACGGGCGAGCCGGGCCGAGGCATGAGTCCGACCGATCGAGCCGAGCTCGCGAAGCTGCTCGCGCTGGATTCCGTCCCGGATGCCGGTGAGAGCATCCCGAGCTCTAACGCGTACTACGAGGAATTCCTTGCGCGGTGCGAGGGTCGGAAGCCGGAGCGGTTGGGAGAGCCGCACTGGGATTGAAAGCGGCATCGCTCGCGAGGTAGCGGGCGGAGTCAACCGGCCAGCGCGGCGCGTGCCGCACTCACTTCAGGCTGGCCGGTTCTCTCTGCGCACTGCGGCGCAGCACAATCGGGCGAGATGCCCGGAAAGGGGATGCGATGGAGCGTCGGAAGTTTGAGGGGATCGGCTGGGAAGTTGGGCCGATCGCGCGCGACCGGGAGCAGATTTCCGGCGTGAGAGCGTTTCGGCGTTACCGCGTGGATGGGACGGAGTACCGCGTGAGCCTGCGCGCGTGCGTGGTGCTGCGAAATGTCGAGCTGCCCGATGGTCGGGAGCTGCTTGAGATGCCCGACGAGGGCGAGGCGCGCGACGTGCTCGAGGCCGTCGAGACGTTCGAGCGTCGGGAGGTGTGGCGATGATGCGGGCGGTAAAGCTGCCTTGGAGTGGACACGTACGGCGTGACCTGGAATCGCTCGCAATAGCTCTGGACGGAGAGGCGCTGAGAATCTGGGGGCCGACGGTCGGCGCCACGGGTCGGCTGACTTTCGCGGTGCGGGCTTCGGGCGACAAGGAGGCGGGAGAGGTGGCGGTTCTCGAGGATCACGACGAGCTCCCGGCGGACTTCTGGCCGGTGCAGGGTGTTGAGCTCTCGGGGTTCTGGCCGTGTGCGCGGCGGATGGACGTTATTCGGGAAGTGCTGCGGAACGCGCCGATTCTGCCGAGCTATCCGGTGATCCCGGTGAGGTGGCTGTGAGCGCGCGCAGCAGGCTACGCGCGGCGATCGTCGCGCTACTCGACAGGATAGACGCGCGACTGCGGCATCGGTCCGCTCGCGCAGCCTGGCGCAGCCGTAGGCGGCTCGTGATCGACGACGCGGTGCAGGAGGCGGAGAAGCGGGCGAAGTGATCCGCAGCGCGCGCGAGCCTCGCCCCGATCTCCTGGGATGCCAGCGATCGGGGCTTTCGAGGTAGAGGCGCCCGATGGCGCTGAAAGGGCGGAGGCATGAGAACCTACACCGAAGCGCAGTACGCAACTCCGAGCGCGCGCGCGATGATTCTCGGCTGGCTCGGGCCGGATCGAGGCGCGGAGTCAATCGACCGCGTGGCTCGGTACATGCGAGACACGCTCAGAATCGGCGGAATCAGGGTCTGCCGCGCGCTGGTACGCGGCGCGATCGCAGCATCGGCCGAAGAGCACGCCGCGGAGCTCGCGCGCAATCGGGCCGAAGACGCAGCTTTTGAGCGCATACATGGCGACCAGGCGACGCATGAAGCAACCGAGGCCGAGCGCGACGCCGAAGCCGATCTCGAGCGAACGTGACCGGCGGTCAGAATCGAGGCCGGAAGTTTCCAGCCCACGCGGTCGACGCGGCCGATGCGGCGCGGCTGCTCGAGGCGGCCGGCGAGGGATGGATCGGCGCCCGAAACCGCGCGCTGCTGGCGACGTACTACCGCGCCGGACTCCGCTGCTCGGAGGCGCTTGGCCTCTCCCTCTCCGACGTGCGAAACGTACCTGGCGGCGTCGTGCTGCGCGTCGAGCGGCCGAAGGGATTCCGGCGAGGCGCCCCCCCGCGCGAAGTCGGACTCGACCCGAAGGCGGCGGGACTGCTCGCGGCGTGGCTTGAGTTCCGCGGGGTCTCTCCCGGGCTGCTCTTCCCAACTCGCGCGGGCCAACCTCTCTCGGCCACGTACATCCGCGCGCTCGTGCCGCGGCTCGGGAAGAAATCCGGCCTCTCGCGCCGGGTGCACGCGCACGCGCTGCGGCACACGTTCGCGCGGGAACTCTACGACGAGGGCGTGGGGATGGTCGAAATCATGCTGGCGCTAGGACATCGGCGGCTCGATACCACACAGCGCTACCTCACCTCGATCGGCGCGACCGAAGTGATCGCTGCCACGACGAAGAGGAGCTGGTAATGCAGATCAAAAAAAGCGACTACACCGACGCCGAGACGTTCTTTCGGTGCAGGGTGCAGGGCCAGGTCCGCATGCTCGACCTGCTGCGCGACATCTTCATGGCGGAAGAGCTCTCCGCTTTCGTGATTCCGAGCGTGAAGGTCGCGTCAGATCGGAGCGACCGCTACGCGGTGACGATCATCTTCCAGGCGCGGACGGATGAGGTTCCGCTGCACCGAGACGATCGGGCGCAGGCGCAGCTTGCATATCTCGTCGATCGTCAGGCTGCTCCAGCGCTGTTACCGAGATAGTGGCGCCTTCCGGCCATACCGGAGAAGCGTAGAGCTTGTAGACCAGGAGCCGCACGATCCGGCTGTCATCGTCGAACACGATGCCGGTGAGTGAATCGAGAGTCGCCCTAGCAATTTTGTCGCAGTCGGGCTTGGTCGTCGGATACAGGGCCGCGGATGGCCGCAGCCCACGTTTGCCGTAGTGCCCCGCCGGCCGCCGCAGGGCGAAGCGCAGAAAGACGTCGAGCGCGACCCCGATGAACGGCGGCGGTCCGCCGACGGCGGCGAGCGCGGCCTCTCGCACGTTGACGTCCCACGAGCGCAGGCGCTTGCGGTTCACGTCGGAGCCGCTGGGGACGTTGCGGGCTAAGCCGGCGATCAGGATGGCGCGTGAGCTGCCTTTCGGCGCGGGCGTGCCGAGCACCTCGAACCGAACCTCCCTGACCGCCGACTCGCTCATGCGACGTGGCCGACGATCCGTTCCGTCTTGACCGGCTGACTCACGATCAGCAGCGGCGGGCAGAGGTCCCGGATCAGCGCCTCCGTGGCGTTCCGCAGCGACTCCGCCTGTTTCAGCCCACCGGCGTCGACAATCTCGATCCGGTAGCCGCCCTTCGTGCGCTTCAGCGTCACGATGCCGTCCAGGAACACGATGCTCGTTCTCTTCGCCATGTTTGCCTCCTTGCCGCTCCGCGGCGTTCAGTGAGCCGGGGGTGCCGACTGCTCGTCCTCGTTGTCGTTCATGCTCTTGCCCGCAGGCACGATCTTCGGCGCGCCGTGTCCCGCGAAGAGCCCGAGCTGCCCGTCGTCATCTGCGGTCAGCTTGAGCTCGATCCCGGGCATCGGGATACGCTCGCGCGGCATGAGTTTCGCCGAAACCCCGTTCTTGCCCCGCTGGAACGTGACCGTGACCGTGAAGCTCGCCTGGCGAGCCTCGTCGGTGTCCATCGCCTCGCTGATGCGCGGCAGCGACTCGGCAAGCATCTGCTGGTAGTGGGCGGCGACCCGTTCGGTGAGCTTCTCTGCGTCTGACTTCGCCATTGTGGCCTCCATGCGGCGGTTGCCGCTGTTACATCGGGAAAGGCGGCTCGTCCCGCGTCCAGTCGTCCGGCTCAGTCGGCAAGGGCGGCAACTCCGGCTGCTCCTCCATCTCCACCCGCTCCGGTCGCCGGAAGCGGCACCTCGACCAGTCCCGCACGTATTGCCCCAGCGACCCGCCACCGCCCTCGCGCGAGAGTTCGACGTTCAATTCCGTCGTCCGCTCGCTCGCCTTGCCCTTCAGCTTCAGCAGCACGTCGCAGGCGAATTCGATCGACTCGCCCTTGGTCCCGCCGTGCTTGTTCTGCTCCGACATCACCATGAAGCCGAGGCCGCCATGCGCCATGCGCCGCGCCGTGAGGCACCAGTTCACGAGATCGTGCAGCGCGTCGTAGAAGTCGATCCGCCGCCTGCGGTCCACCATCTTCTGCGCGATCCGGTGAATCGAGTCGAGTACGACCAGGACCTTCTCGTCGTAGTCCTCGACCCACCCAGCCACGTCGTTCACGAGCACCTCGAGCGATGTGCGCTTGAAGAGTTGGCGCCAGACGAAGTTTGGGTGCTCGTAGAGCCAATTCTTCGGGGCCATCTGCACCGAGTTACGGATGCGCTGATTCGCCTGCCAGTCGTCGAGCTCGGCGTCGACGTAGATCACGCGCCAGCCGTTCATCGCGGCGACGAGCGCGCTCTGGTAGCCGACGATCGACTTCCCGAGCTTCGCGGAGCCGCAGACTGCGGTGAAGCCGTAGAAGCCGGCCATGTGCACGTCGTCGTCGATGCCGGCAATCCCGGCGGGCCAGCGGCGCGCTGCGGTGGGATCGAGCTCGAGCTTCGCGAGCGGATGCTCCTCGGTGTCCGCTTGGGCGCGGCGCAGGACGGCCGCGAGGTCGATCCCGTCATGCACGATCGCCGACCTCTCCGAAGAACCCGAGCGCACGCAGCTCGCTCGCCTCGGCGATGTTCTGCTCGACCGAAACCTCCGCGACGGCGGCAGCCAGCACCGCCGTAGTCAAACTCTGCCGCGTCTCCATGCGTTCGGCGACGGTCGCGCGCACATTCGCCTCCTCTACGTGCTGATCCAGTTTCGTCGGGCGGAGGATGTACTCCGGATTGAAACAGTTCGCGCGGATCTCCGGCGTCCAGTCGCTCGACTTCGCGATGAAGCCGTCTACCGCGTGTGCGACCTCGTGCGGGGACGCCTGCCGCAGCGCCGCCTCGATCAGCTTGTACCGCGCATCGGAGAGTGCGGAGCGCCACGTCTTACCGTGCCTCGCCGCCGCCTGGCGCAGCGCGAGCCATGTCCACTCGACGAGGGCCGGCGAGATGACCTTCCGACGGCTCAACTCGGCGCGACCAGAGCGTCGGTCTCATCCTCTAACCCGCGCGCCATGTCCTCCGCCGTGATCCCGAGCTGAATGCACTGCTGCCGGAACCGCCCCATGATCGAGAGGATCGTGTCGCGCCCGTAGTTCCCGTGCCCCGCCTCGACATCCGAGACGCGCGGCTGCGTCACCCCGATCGCCTCCGCGAACGCGACCTGCGACATGCCGACCGCCTCGCGCAGCGTCTTCCCAGGATGCTCCCTCACGACCATGCGATACCCTCCGAGATCATCTGCGGACCTTATACCCGAAACGCATCGAGCGCAAGAAGCCGGCGCTGCCCTTGCACTGACCACGTTACAGGTATAGGGTGCGCTGATACTTTGGAGGTGCGAAAGTTGGCGATCAAGGGGCTTCGAGAGGGACTGCCGGTGTACGGCCGCGCGAAGATCGGGGAGCCGAACCCGGCGCAGGCGGGCAAGATGGCGCCGCCGACCAAGTACGACCACATCGAGCTCACCACGACCAATCGGGACGAGCAGGGGCGACTCGAGGTCGACGTGGATCTCATGCAGACCCTGATTCAACAGGGCGCCCGGACCTGCGGCGGTTGCCCCCGCTCGAAGCTGATCCTCGAGCTGACGGGTCTCGAGGAGTTCGAGCACGGTCTCCCCGTGGAACTGGAGATCGGGCTGCCCTTCGACGACATCGAGCTCTGCTTCCCGAACCGGCTCGCCTACTACCGCGGCCGAACGGTCTTCTGCCACGGGGACATGCAGAGCGCTCAGCGCGCCACGGTGCTGCGGAGCGAGACGAAGAACGGCAAGACGGTTCAGATCCTCGGCCCGATGGAATTATGGGCCTGGGGCGAATCTGGGGACCCCACCGTTGCCGCACGCCCCTGCGGCCCCGGCTGTCCGGACTTCGACGGCGATCCGCCGCGCTGCAAACCAGCCGCTCGGCTCCGGTTCATCCTGCAGGCGCAGCAGTCGGTCGGTGGCTGCTACGAGTTCCGCACGACGAGTTGGAACAGCATCGCGAACATTCAGCAGTCGTTGGAGATGGTCAAGCGGATCACCGGCGGCACGCTCGCCTGGATTCCGCTGACCTTCAGCGTCGGGTATCAGACGGTGCAGCCGCGGAGCGGAAAGCCTGCGTCGAAGCAGCTCATCGCTCGCATTGGATTCAAGGGCGGCCCGCAGCAGCTCTTAGAGACCGTCCACCGGCAGCTTGCGATTCGCGCGCCGATGCTAGACGAGGTTCGCAAGCTCGAGGCGACCATCTCCCGGACGTGGGAGCTCTCGCCCGAGGAAGTCGAGGAGTTCCGCGCCGAGTTCGACCACGACAATGATGCACGCGACCGCGCGGCGGGTGTCGAGGTCGAGCCGGCTGCGGACGCCGCCCCTGTCGTAGACGTGACGGAGCCGGAGAGCTCCGGCGACGGGGGCGGCGCTGAATCTGCGAGCGGGGGCGCCGAGGAGGTGCATGCCCTTGTGCCAGAGCCGGCCGCACCCGCAGCGGAGGAACCGACGGAGAGCTCCCTCTCCCCGGCGCCTGGCGCAGAAGGGGCGGCTTCAGCCGCTGTTCCTCCGCAGTCGGCCCCCGCCGCGCGCGTAGACGAGCACCTCTACTTCGACGCCGAGCAGCGGGAGCAGCTCTGGGACGTGACGAAGAAACGTGCGACGCGGCTCGACATGCAGCCGACGGAGTTACTGAGGCTTGTGCTGAAGAAGTTCGGCGTCGAGGCGACGCGGGATCTGAAGAAGGTGGATGTTGGGAGAATCCTGACGTTCGCGATGAACGCGAAGAAAGCGTGATGCAGACGGCTCCTCGGCTCTACATCGAACGAGATACCTCGAAGTATGTCGTCGACGGTCGCCGCGTTCCCAGCGTCACCGAAGTTCTCGCGCTCGCGGGCGTCGTCGATTTCTCGGGCATCGGCGCGGACGTGCTTGCCCAAGCCGCGCAACGAGGCCGCGCCGCACACAGAGTCACCGCCCTCCACGACCTCGGTGAAGACCCGAGCAAGGACGAAGCCTACGAAGAGACGGCTGGCTATCTCGAGGGCTATCTGCGGTTCCTCAAGGACACCGGCTTCAAGCCCACCCTCATCGAGTACAGCATGGTCTCGAAGGAGTTCCGCTACGCCGGGACACTTGACCGGCTCGGTGTCGCCCGCGACGGCTGGTGCTGGATCGTCGATCTCAAGACCTCGATCGGTCTGGCTGCCTGGGTCGCCCTGCAGCTCGCCGGTTACGACCAGCTCGCGCGACCAATGCTCGAGACGACACGAATGCGGCGGATGGCGCTGCGGCTGAAGAAGGACGGCACCTACACGATCACGGAGTACGCGGACCGTTCGGATTTCCCGGACTTCCTCGCGTGCAATCGAGTGGCGCACTGGCGCCTCAACAAAGAGGGGATCGCACTGCCATGAGCAAACCGACGGATGCCGAGATCGAGAACCGATTCCGCTACCACGAGCCGAATGCCGTGAAGGCCGAGCTGCACGGAGCTGTCACCGCCCTCCTGGAGAGGGTCGCGAAAACGATTGTCTTCTTGACCCCGGCCGGGAGAGGTCAAGCGATGGCGCTGACGAAGCTCGAGGAAGCGCGAATGTGGGCGAACCAGGCGATCGCTACCCAGGACAAGCCATGAGCGACGCCGCTCTCATCCCGCTCGCCGAACTCGAAACCCGCGCGCTCAGTTGGCCCGAGGAAGCGACGATCTTCATCGTCGCCTCGCAAGAGCACTGCGAGCTCGTCGCCGACCGTCTGCGCGACATCAAGGCGCTGCGGGCCGAGATCGGACGCACGTTCGATCCGATCGACCGCGCGCAGATCGAGGCGCGCAAGGTCACGATCGCACAGCGCAAGAAGATCGAGGACCCGCTCGTCCAAGCGGAGACGCTCTTCAAGAGCAAGGTCGGTGCCTACGCTGCAGAGCAGCAGCGCAAGGCCAGAGAAGTCGCAGCGCTCGCCGAGGCTCTCGCACGCGAGGCGCGCGAGAAAGCAGAGAAGGAAGCGCGCGAGCTCGAGGCCGCGGGCGAGCGCGAGCTTGCCGATGCGGTGCGCGAAGAGAGCGCGGTTGCATCGGCGGCGCCGGTGCTGCCGCCGCCGGTGAAGGTGGCCGGCATCTCGATTGGCGAGACATGGACGTTTGAGGTGACGGATCTGAAGGCACTGGTCGCTGCATGCGCCAGCGGCAGCGCACCGCTGGCGTTCCTGCAGCCGAACGAGACGGCGATCGGCCAGATGGCGCGCGCGGTCAAGGGGACGCAGACCTACCCCGGTGTCCGAATCTACGCGAAGCCACGGGTGGGTACGCGATGATCGCCCCCACTTACGCAGAAGTGAAAGAGCTGGCCGAGCGCCTGTACGCCGCATGGGTGCAGGGCAACCCCGGTGAAAGCTGGACCACCATCGCCGCCCTCTACGTCCTCGAACGGTACGAGCTGCGCTCGACTGAGCAGCGAGTGATTGATGGCGTGACCGAAACCTGTGAGGCGCACCGCGAGAGTTCCCGTCGACAGGTGGAGCGCGCAGAGGCTCAGGTCGCCACGCTCACAGCCGAGCTTGAGCGATACCGTTGCGAGTTTGGGGCAGAACTTGCCGCCCTCGACGAGCGCCGCAAGGCTGCGGCTGACGAGCTGGCTGCCGAGCTGGCGAAGCCGGTGACGCCATGACCGCCAAGTACTACAAGGTGCTCGCCGTCAATGGTGACACATGCCATGGTGGCGACGGTAAGTGGTATCTGCCACGGGGCAAGCAACCGGGTAAGTGGATGCCGAAGATCGTCGAGGATCTGATCCCGTGCTCGAACGGCTACCACATCTGCCGTCGCCAGGATCTGATCCACTGGCTCGGTGAGGCGATCTTCGAGGTTGAGGTGCGCGGCGGCGAGCGAGTCATCAACGACAACAAGGTAGTGGTGCGCGAGGCGCGGTTGCTGCGCCGCATCGACCCCTGGAATGATCGCACGGCGCGACTTTTCGCGGCTGACTGCGCCGAGATGGTGCTGCCGCTGTACGAGCGCCAGTACCCGACTGATTCGCGGCCACGAGATGCGATCGTGGCGGCGCGTGCGTATGCGCGTGGCGAGATCGGGGCCGCCGCGAGTGCCGCGAGTGCCGCGAGTGCCGCGAGGGACGCCGCGTGGGCCGCCGCGAGGGACGCGAGTGCCGCGAGGGACGCCGCGTGGGCCGCCGCGTGGGCCGCCGCGTGGGCCGCGAGGGCCGCGAGGGACGCCGCGAGTGCCGCGAGTGCCGCGAGGGACGCCGCGCACGCCGCCGCGAGGGACGCGAGTGCCGCGTGGGACGCCGCGTGGGCCGCCGCGAGGGCCGCCCAATCGCGCCGCTTGCTAGAGTACCTCGCTGGTCGCGAGCCACGCACACCGATACGGGTGACGCCATGACCGCCGATCTCGACGCCCTCGCCGCTCTCGACGCGCACCGCGCAGCCCAGGCCAAGGAGGCGAAGCCGTGACCACCCTCGCGGAGCAAGTCGCCGAAGTGATGCCGTGCGAACTCGGTGTAGTAGACCGACGAGATGTCC